AAGTTGATATGGTCCTCCGTTATACAACCACTCGTCGAGGGTTGCAGCTTCCCAGATTGGGTAGAAGTGAAGACCGATTGCATTGCTTGATGGGACGACTGCCCCTGAGATGATGTTGTTTCCATAGAGTAGGGAGCCCGCTACGGGTTCTCGAATACCATCTATGTCAACTGGAGGAGCCGCAATGAACGCAAGGATGAATGCTGTTGTTGCTGTTAATAGTGCAGGGATCATTAGGACACCGAACCAACCAACGTAAATGCGGTTGTCGGTACTAGTAACCCAGTCACAAAAACTCTGCCAGTTATTAGATGGTTTTGTTAATGTTACTGTAGTTGCCATTTAGAAAATGCCAGGGATTATTTGTCCAGTTATTATGTATGAACCAAGGGCAGCAACAAAACCTAGCATAGCTAGTTGTCCATTAACCCGTTCAGCGTTATCAAAATAATCAGCTTCGATTACCTGTACTTGTGGTTCGGTAGCAAATCTGTTTTGTCTGTTGCCTGGTTCAGTTGTAGTTGTCATTAAATAAAAAGATAAGAGTGCGTTTGGGAGAGGACGATCTTTCGGGTCTCCGCTTCACTTAGGTCTTATCTGTACACAAGTACCTCTTTGTGGATTATATTTAAACCCAGGAGGGCATGGGTCTTTCTTCTCTACTTTTAAATTTTTTTTATTCTGATTCTTCTGATGTTTTATAACTTGAGGCAGAGAACCTTCTCTTGCCTTCTTAAGTTTATTTATAAACTCCATCAGCTTACGACGCTTTCAACGCCAGCTGGTGTACCATCATCAGTATCTCCAACCATCTTATCACATTGTGCTAACTGATCTGCCATTGAAGCATCACTGTTATAAGGTATGAACCAACGATCACCTGTATTGTTTACCATGTAGACGGTTTGCATACCGTCATCTCTGTTTTCAGGATCATAGGCTTGTGTATTAGTACCATCTCCTCTAGCCATAATTTTTTCTCCTTAGAATTGTACGTTAGAACGTTCTAGTTTATCGTATAAGTCCTGACGATAAGCAGGGTCTTTATCATAACGAGGATCTGACATAGCTTGGACAACTTCAGCTTGACTACGAAATGCTTCCTGCGCCCTTGCTGCTTTGCCTGTTAGCATACGACCTTCATATCCTTCCACGTTTTCATACTCCGATCTTAATCCAGCGACTGCTATTTGTATAGCTGTAGGGTTACCTTGCTCTATAATATTATTGAAAGCATCAACCTTTGCATCAGCTAAATTATCAGCCGCCCATTCAGTTAACCTATTATATTCTGCCTCACCACCTGCTGAGTTATAGACTGTATTCATTTCAGAATCAGATAAGTCAGGATACTCTTGTCCAGGTTGTTGTGGATTGTTCTCTTGTATAGCCATGTATGCTTCTACTAAATCTTGACTAGACATTTCTGAAAACTTATCAAAAGTTTCTTGAGAAATCTGTCCATCATTTTCATAGTATTCATTAGAAGCATCTTGAATTAACTCAACACCTGCAACAACCTCTTCATCGTATTCATCATATGTATCTTCATCAGATTCAGTATCTACTTCTGTATCATCATCACCTGAACCTAGTTTCTTTTGCAGTTCAAGATATGCCTCTTCTAATTCTTGGGCATTCTGATACTTACCAGCTAGTAATTCGTTTTCTTCTTGACCTAATTTTTCAGCAACCTCCAGGGAGTCCTGTTCTTCTTCAGAGAATTCAGGTGCATCTGCGGGGGTGGGATCATACGTCAGCTTGTCCGTCATCTTTAACTCCTTGAATTGTTACTACTTTTAATTTACCTAGCCCAACTGTTTCTACAAAGTTAGGGTCAAGACCTATGCTTGGTTTACCTACAATTGAAGTTGGTTTAGCTATATCATTCTGTGATACCAGTGGTTCTGGTTTACTCACTTTAGGCAGGGGTTTCTTACGCACCTTCTGGGGGCGACTCGCCTTCACTTTGTCCATTTGTTAATTGATCTTTTTGTTCTTTTAATAATTCACCTGCAGCTTCATTCTTACTTGGGTCCATCATTGGAGTACCAGCTAACTGTCCAGCTTGCTCTAGAATTGCCATCTGTTGAGCCTTCTGTTCTTGTGCTTGTGCTTCTTGAGCCATAGTCTCAGGTGTCTTAACTAGGTTAAGTACATCTATACCTTGAGCCGCTGCGAGTCGTTTAACATACTCACCTGGGTCAAGGAACTTAGCCATGATCTCTGGCCCCATTGTTTGTGCAAGTGTTTGAGCGAATGAAACAAGACTCTCTTGGTCTTGACCTCTACCAATAGCATTAACACCTGCAACAATCTGTGGACGTACCACGTCTTTAGGAATCTTAGGTAGTTCCTTGTTGCGTTGCAGTATATGTAATGTTCTATTAAGGTAAGGTATTAAGAACTCAACAGTAAGCAAACTAAAGAGCCCACCTAACTGTTGTTCTAATTCCATCTGCGTTAGGCGTACCTCTTCCGCAGTTGTTCTCTCACTTTGACGTACTTGTAGAACTAGGAAAGCATCACTTATCCTACGTTCTAAAGCTTGCATTTGTTCTTGCGCTGTTCTGAAATCAGCAGTCTTGCCTACCTGTACAACACCTACATCATCAGGTCTACCCTGAACGATTGCACCGTTGCCAGCATCGGCTATAGTCTTCGGTTTTGTAGTAGATGATGGTGACACTAGGAACACTACCTTACTAGCCGCTGCAGACCCTTCTACGAGTGCCTGAGACAGTCCTTCTAGGGATCTTATATCCCCAAGGAATTCTTCTACCCTACCCCGTCCGTAATCTTCTCCGTCTACAGTATTGAATCTTAATACCAACCAGGGAGAAGTATTCTTAGGCGCAGTGCTGCGACTACCAGGTAATATATTATCAAATGCTTCCTGATGCCATACCCATCTACCATTATCATCTAGTCTGACGTAGGTATACACTTCAACGTCTAGATCATCAGATCCTGTCTTGTATCCATCATCCCCTGGGGAATTAGGTAAAGGTACTGGCAGATCTTGACCAAGTATCTTACGACTTATTAGTTCCTTTGTTACAATCTCACAAATATTTCCGTTACCATCTCGATTAACTACGAAACGATTAAGGGGATAATTTTTGAGACCATCTTTGCCCATAAATATTAATGCATTACCAGAAACAATTAAATGTTTCAAGGCTTGGTGGACAACAACTCTATCACTAGAGGCATTAACATAATCCATGACCATCCTTTCCATCTTGGCAAAGGATAAATCTAATTCACTTTTTACTTCTCTTGGAAACTCAACACCAAGTTTATCATCTCTGATTTGGAATTTAAAGAAGCTAGTTTGTGGAGGTAACAGTGCAAGCATAAGTTTTGCTGCTAAGTTAACTACACATTTACTTCCTACTGATTGCCAAGGGGTATGTAACTTTTGATGTTCAGGTCGTGAACTTAAATCTTCTTGTACTAGGTAAGGCAGTGTTAATCTAGAACATTCAACTGCGGTATGAAGGAACTGTGTTCTACCTCTAGTTAGTTGATTGTATCTATCACGTGCTTTCATTAGTATGCTTTATCTATTTTAGAACTTTGTTTACTAGCAGTTGTTCCACGATTTTTATCTCGTGCTGCTTCTTGACCAGCTCTTGGGTTAATGTTCTGAACATTTTGGTTGTTCACCATATCTTGTGGTGATGGTGGTCCTGGTTCAACATGTCTAGCTTTTAGTGGTTTCGCTACGGGCGCACCACCTCCTCCTCCTAAACACATAGTTAAGTACCAGTATTAATACCACCAGTTGGAGAATCTGGTAGAGCTGTTGGATCTATTGCTCCGAACTGTTTAACACCTTGCTTAGTTGCTTTAATTTCTAGAGCTTTCTTTTTCTTTGTATCAATTTTCTCATCATCACCTGTAGACTCTTTAAGTTTCTCAGGTGTTGGCATTTCTACTGGAGCTGATGCCGATTTAACTGTAGGAGCTGCTGTTGATTGCTGTACTACAGGGGCTGGTCTTGAACCGCCTCCAAATAATCCTGCACACATTAGTTTTCTTCCTCTAATAGGTTTCGTATATATTCTACCACGCTGGCTTGACCTGCACGGTACATGATTGATTCAATTGGTTCTTTAGGGTGGACGGGTTGCCATTTAAAATGATCATCCACCTTTTGTAATAGCTCATCTACACGTTCGTTGTGTAGCTTAAGCGTATTTAGGGAGATTTGTGTTGGCATGTTCAAAAAACGCTGGCATTCTAGCTCTCTTGGTCTCAGAAAACTCTGGTGCTTTGCCTTCGTACATTAGACGATCGCTGGCATCCAACCAGAATTTTTTGTCCAAATATTTATCGTAGGTATTTATACCTAGGGGTTGAAGAACCCAGTTAATGGT